AAGCTAAAGTGTCTAAACTTGAAAAAGTCTACTCTGATGTTATTAGTGGTGATGAACCAACTAAAACAGAAGAATCTAAAGCTATCCCAACAGTTACAACTAAAGCTCAATATGACTCCTTACCTAAAGGTGCTATTTATATTGAGAATAACAAACAGTATAGGAAACCTTAGTGCCTAGCCAATTTGGTGGGATAGCGGTAGAGGGGTCTCAATTTGGTGGAGTTCCTGTAGAAGAACCTACATCTAAACTTGGAGGAACTCCTGTAGACTCCCCTAAAGAGGATGAAGATACTTGGCTACCTTCTAAAAAACAAAGAGGTGAAGAAGGTTTCTTAGGTAGAGTTGCAGTTGCTCTTGGTAAGAAAGTTGGACTTCAACCACAATATGTAGAGAGTAAACCTGAAGTATCTAAAGGACCTACTCTTGGTGTTATGGATAGTATTAAAGCTATAGGTACTGAGGCTGTTGAACATCCTGGAAAAGTTGCTAGAGCTATTACTCGTGGAGTTATAGAAGACCCTGAACTACTACTTCCAGGTCTATGGGAAGGTATGCCTGTTAAGGTTGCTGCTTCTCTTGCTAAGATGGGTCTAGCAGCTAAGGTTGCTGAGACTGGTGTACGTGGAGCACTCATTGGTGGTACTCTAGATGCAGCTGCCCAAGAGGCTCAAACTGGTAAAATAGATTGGGGTCAAGTTGAAAGTACCTCTGCTCAGTTTGGGGCTATGGGTGTTGGTGGTAAACTAGTTGGTGCTGGTTTAAAGAAAGTATCTAAAGTAGTTAAAGATAATGTAATCTTACCTACTAAAGAAGTTAAACCTACTGACTCTAAGTTTGCTGAGAGTAGAATTAAAAAAGATGAGAGTGTTGGTGAAGGTATCAAACGGAATAGAGACCGTAGAGATGCTGAGTTTGCAAGTAAAGATGCTGACTCAATTCATAAAGATGCAGTTACTATGGCTTACAATCAAGCTAAGAGTGCTGCTTGGAAATATAAACAAGACTTCATTGATAACATCCAAGGTGATGTATCTGCTATGACCCCCACTGACCTTGCTAAACACAGACTGACTTTAGGTGATGACCATTGGAAAGAAATCAAAAGGGGCTCTGATGCTGTTTACAAGAGCACCTATGAGGGTAGCTTACCTAAACATGAAGAGACCCTTATTAGTAAACAAGAGGGTATTAAACGTCGTATAGCTAATGAGAATGTAGTTGCAGAGAAACTTGGTGTAACTCCTGCTACAATACATGAACTACTTCCAACTGATGAAGCTCATGCTGCTTATGTAGAAGCTGAAGAACAGGCTAGTAAGGCTGGTATGCCAGCTGTTGAAGCACATTTAGAAGCTTTACAAAGTGTTAAGGACCATCCTAGTCTATCTGATAAACAAGTAGAACACATTGACTCTCAACTTGCCATTATGGAAGAAGAGAAGGTTAGTCCTACTACTAAAGAAGCTAATGACATATTAGGTATGTCTCCACATGAGGCTATTTTACATACTGTAAATAGTATACATGCTGATGAAAGAGGTGCTGAGAATAGGGCTAAATTTATTGTGGCTGGTGTTGAAGAGCCTGAGGTTCGTAGTCGTATTACTGCTTTCTTAGATAATCCTAATGAACGTACAAAGATTAGAACTGATGTAGAACGAGAAGCACAGAAGGTAGAATTAGAACGTTCTGTTTCTAAGTATGCTAGAGAGATTGCTGAAGCTGAATCTCCTGTTGTAGTTGAAGATAGATTTGACCCTGGAACTAATGTTTCTATTACAGAAGCTAATAGGGTTAGACATGAACATTTAAATGACATTAAACATACTTTAGAAGAGAAAAGAGTTGCTGCTTTAAAACGTTTAGAGACACTTATGAATGAGCCACCTGAGATGCATGCTCTTCCTTTTGTTGAATCTATTAAGAGTCGTTTAGAAGAGCTTAGAGACCTTGCTTTAAAACATGGTGTTCTTGAAACCTATCTTGAGAACTATGTTCCTCGTATACTAGATTGGTCTGGCTTTAAAGGTACTGAATCTGAAAGGATGTCAATACAACAACGTATTGGACATGACCCTGCTGAACCTCGTATTAAACAAGACTCTACTATTTCTCGTAAGTTTGAGACTAGAGCTGATTTAAGAGCTTATCTTGAGGGTACTGGTATTACTCTTGAAAATGATATTGCTGTAATTATGGAGAAGTATGAGAAGCAGATTTTAACTGCCATTGCTCATAAGAAATTAGTAGATTATAGTAAAGTAACTCTTGATATGAATGGAGCTCCTTTAATTAAAACAATTGGAGAGAAGATTCATGGAGATAAGTTTGAGAGTTTTGAAGCTGTAGGAACAGGTCCATTAGCAGATTTAATAGTCAATCCTAATTATAAGCGTATATTAGAACATGTCTTTAGACAAGAAGACCCAGGAATGGTTGCTAGAGGTTTAAGTGCTACCACTATGGCTGTTAAGAGTGCTAACGTGGTTGCTTCTGCATTCCACTTAACAACCCTTGGTGTTGCTCATTTAGTTTTAAGACCCTCTTCTATTTTACATCCTGTAGATACAATTAGGTCTATGAATATAGCTGTTGATATGTTTAAGAATGGTGTTAATAAAGATGTCATTGACATGCTTATTAGACATGGTGGTCTTATTGTAGGTACTGATGATGTACATTTAACTGCCATTGGTGAACTTGGTAAGGGGGTTGATAAGTACATTAGTAAGATAGGTGGTGAGGTTAAACTTGCACAGCACTTAACAGAGCCTGTTGAGAAGTACATTATACAACCCCTTAACCATGCTACTTGGGAAGTAATGCATACTGGTAGTAAATTACATGTAGCAATGACCTTACTTACAGATATGATTGCTGCTCATCCTGAGATTGACCCTCACATTCTTGCTAGAGAAATATCAGCTCATGTGAACACTGTATTTGGTGGACTAAACTGGACTGAAATTGCAGCACATACAAACAAGAGACTTCTTGAAATGGGTGACATTAAGAACCCTATGTTAAGAGTTGCAGGTAAAGTTGGTATGACTGTCTTGGACTATGCAGCTACTAAGGTAGGTAGGATACAGGGTAGAGAAAGAATGCAATGGCTTATGTTTGCTCCTGATTGGACTGTATCTGCCTTTAGGTCTGTAACTGATGCTTTACCTCATTCTTTTGATTTAAAAGAGGGTGTTAAGGGTTTCTTAAGTCCTAAGAATAGAGCTGACTTAGCTCGTAGATATGTTACTAATGCTGCGATTACCTATCTAACAGTATTGAATGGTGTTAATATGGCATTCAATAATGGTAAACCTATTTGGGAGAATGATGACCCTACTAAGATTAGTTTGGGTGATGGTCGTTCAATTCAAGTAGCTAAACATATGATGGAGTTTGTTCAATGGATTAGAGAACCTCTAACTACAGGTGGTAATAAACTAGCCTTTTGGCCTAGGGCTACCTCTACATTACTTATGGGAAGAACCAATCCTTTATCTATTAAGAGTACAGTAAGAGGTGAAGATTGGTATTCAAGACCACTAGAAGTTGCTAAGAGTGCTTTGCCTTTCCAAATAGCTAGTGCTATTAAAGCTCCTACTGGAGAGAAGGCTGTAGAGAGTCTTTCTAGTATGCTTGGAGCTCCTATTACAGGTAGTAGAGATAAAGCACATACTCCTGGAGAACTTAAGCATGAGAAGAGTGTTAAACGTAGAGAACGTAAAATAGCCAGACAACTAAAGAAAAGGGAAGAACAAGAATAATGAATGTACTCTTATTAGACTCAGCTGGTAGCTTTACTGATTTTGCTCTTAAACTTATGGAGAAAGGTCATAAGGTTAAACAATGGATTAAACCTGGACGTTATGGAGCTTCTCCTATTGGTGAGGGTCTTATCTCTCGTATTACTAATTGGGAAGCCCATATGGATTGGGCTGACATAACTGTTCTTTCAGACAATGCTCACCAAGTTCACTTACTAGAAAAGTATCACAAGAAGGGTTACCCTATTGTAGGTGCTTCTAACGTCAGTTCAGACTTAGAACTAGACCGTGGGTTTGGTATGGATATACTTGAAAAGGCTGGTTTGGATGTTATACCATCAATTACATATGAAAGTTATAATGATGCTATTGCAGCAGTTAAAGCAAAGCCTATACGCTATGTATCAAAACCTTCAGGAGATGCGGATAAGGCTCTTAGTTATGTATCTAATAGTGCTGCTGACATGGTATTCATGTTAGAGAAGTGGAAGAAGAGTGGTAACTTAAAACAACCATTTATTTTACAAGAGTTTACTCCAGGAATTGAAGTGGCTGTAGGAGGTTGGTTTGGACCTCACGGTTTTAATAAACTTATTACTGAGAACTTTGAGTTCAAGAAACTAATGCCTTCTAACTATGGTGTGAACACAGGTGAGATGGGTACTGTACTTAAGTATGTTAAGGAGAGTAAACTATATGATGATACTCTTTCTAAGGTAGCTGACTACTTAAGTTATATATCTTATGTTGGGTATGTTGACTTGGCTTTTATTGTTGATGATAGTAGTGGCTCACCTAGACCCCTAGAGTGGACTACAAGACCTGGATGGCCTTTGTTTAATATACAGACAGCCTTACACAAGGGTGACCCTGTAGAGTGGATGCTTGACTTGGTCAATGGTAAAGATACGTTGAAGGCTTCTGACAAGATTGCCGTTGGTGTGGTCGCTGCAATTCCAGACTTCCCATTTACAAAGCAAACAGGTAGAGACCCAACTAACTACCCTATCTATGGATTAGAAAAAGTAATGGACGACATTCATCTATGTGAAGTTAAGATGGGTAAAGGTCCTATAATGAGGGATGGAAAGATTGTTGAAGAAGCTATGCTTGTTACCGCTGGTGATTATGTACTTGTTACTACTGGAACCTCGGACACTGTTAAGGAAGCTGCGAAGAAAGCATACGAGGTAATGGACTGTATTAAGATACCTAACAGTCTAATTGTTCGTGATGACATTGGTGAACGTCTTGAGAAAGACTTACCTAACCTAGCAAAGCTGGGTTACTGTACTGAATTTACATACGAGTAAGATATGACAACACCTATTAGTCCTATTCCCAATAACCCTATTGGTGAAAGCCATGAGTGGAGAGACTGGTTTTTTAAACTATACACTTATACTACATCTGCAGGAAGTCAAGCCTTTAATGGTTTGTCTTTCTTAGGGAGTAACATTACTTCTATAGTTACTAGAAACCATAATGACCTTACTCTCATACAGGGTGGTGACCCTCTTAACAGATACCACTTGACAAGTGCTCAACAAGCTTCTGTAGCTTCATTACCTACCTTTGGTACTATGGCAACACAGAATGCTTCTTCGGTAGCTATTACAGGAGGAACTGTTACTGCTACTGTAGGTTTAACTAATACAACGGGTACTACAGTGGGAGCTGCTGGTACAGCAACAGTTCCTCCTTTACCTGTAGGGTATGTTGCAATTACAATTGGAGGGGTGGCATATAAGATGCCTTACTATAATGTCTAAACTAAAACAATGGATGAAGAGTTGGACTATCAACTATGGTTTACTATTAGTTATCTTAGGGTCTTTACAACAGAACTTTGACTACCTTCGTAAGATAATAGGTGAAGAGAACTACGGTTTGGCTTTTGTAGCCGTTGGGGTTGTAGTAGTTGTCTTAAGATTTAAAACTACAACTGCTGTGGAGGACAAATGAATCTAGTCTTAAAACGTATTGAGTTTGGAACAAACTATACTATTGGTAGACTCTACATTGACAACACCTTCCAATGCTTTACCTTAGAGGATAAGACTAGAGATGCAGGAGTTAAAGTAGCTGGTGAAACTTCTATACCTTATGGTACATATAAAGTAATTAAAGATATGTCAAGTAGGTTTGGTAAGATGATGCCACACATTCTTAATGTAAGTAACTTTGAGGGTGTTCGTATTCACTCTGGTAATACAGATAAAGATACTGAAGGTTGTATCTTGTTGGGTGAGACTTGGGCTGGTGGGGATTTTATTGGAAGAAGTAGGAATGCATTCGAAGCATTTGATGTAAAGTTCTCTGAAGGTCTCTCTAATGGGGTCGTAACACTCACAATTCAGCAATAACCCTCTAGGACGTACAGGGAGGTAGCCCAGCTGGGAGCTACCCCCTTTCTGATAGGTCAGCCTAGGCTAACTCTTTTTAACTCCGTGTAGAGCGATTGCAGGAGCCGTTTTCTTACCATCCTTAAGAAAAGTGATAGCTTCGTCTAAAGTAGGGGCAATATACTGCTCACCAATCTGTTGCTTAGTTAAAATGTCAAAACCTTGTAATGCAATTACATATCCGTTCTCTAACTTAGTTAATGTTGCTTGTGTAAAGTTCATATTACTCTCCAATTATAATTAAAAGTCTTACGATAAATAAATCTACTACTACAAAGTGTACTTTTTTTAGCTCACTCTCTTGTGATACAAGTTCAACACCTAACATACAACCTGGAATTAATGCTAATTCAATTGTCATATTATTCCTTAATGTAACTTAGCTAAGTACGCTGAGTCAACTTCTGTTTTATTTCCATCTGGTAGTTTAACTATAAATGTATCTGGGTAGTGCCCTCTTGTAAGAATCTCTACTTCACATCCTAGTTGAACAGCCCATTGTTTTTGTTCTACCTTTACTTTAGCTTTCTTAATTGCTACCATCCTAACTCCTTAGCTACACACTTCCTATCAACTGAAATTAAGAAGACAGCTAACTCAGCTACAAGTCTAACAGCTGTATCCTCATCACCTAAGTCCATTGATTGAACAATAGCTTTCATTAAGTGTTCAGCAATTGAAATTTTAATTACCAAAAGTTTCCAATTCCCATTTGATGATTCCATTGATTTGACTCCTCATATCATTACATATCTTATCATTAGCCAACTCATTATCTAATACCAACTTGATACCTACCCCTTCGGTAGCAACAGAGGAATCGGAGGTGGTGGTGGCTTCAGAAGTTCTACTGGTATCTGAGGGCAGTTCGCTCTTAAGTCCTTTTGATTGATTCCACAACTTGACAGCAGGAGTGGTAAGCTTACAAGTAACATTAGTAACTTTAGTTGCATTTAGTTCATCCTTTAAATTATTATAGTCTACAACTGCCTTAGCATTAACCACTTGTAGGTCAGTAACAGTCTTACGATTGATGCCTTCTTGTTTAATTACTTGGTTTTGTATATCTTTAAGTTGTTTAGCATGACCAATAGAAGTCCAAGCTACACTAGCATACACACCAACAAAGAATGAAACTAAACAAATCAAAGGTGTTGTATACTTATCAAATAAACTAATCATCTTCATCCTCCAATGTAAACTCTTGCTCTAGCCACTCAAAGTTATCATTAATAATCTCTGAGAAAGCATGAACTAAGTCAGTCATGTCAAGGTCAAGTAAATCTAAAAACTCTTGTTCACTCTTCCTATCTATTAATAGTTCTTTAAGTTCTTCCAGCGTTAGAGGCATTCTCAAACTCCTTTAGTAACTCAATGAAGTGAATGGCTTTGTCTAAGTCCTGTACCCCACCCTTCTTCTTCCAGCGACATAAGTATTTAATAGCTGTAGCTTCTAGGTAAGGAATTTCATTCACATGACAGAACTCAGCAGGTTGAATGACAAACCCCTTGTAGTGGTCACCACCTACTTGTTTATCTGTAGCCCTGTTATGTAGGATAGGTTTGATTAAGTTGGGTTCATAAGGCCAAGAGAAATCTCTTTTAATAGCCTCATGGTCCTCCCAATCCTTTTTACGTTCTTTTAATAATTGTTTCAATATGAAGTCCTCCATTAAGAATAGTTTTCAATTAAGTAACTTAAAGGTACAGCCATCTCATCGAAAGACCCATCATCAACGTTGTGGAACATATACATACCACGCCAATGTTGGTTGCCTTGTGACCCAAGATAACTCTCATCGTGAAGATAGCAACTCCCTGCAATTATAGAAGTCATCTCCTTACCATCAGCACGTCTACCATAGGCAATCTGTCTACCTTGTTGATGACCAGCTACACAAGACATATGCTTCTTATTAAGCTGCATGCTAGCAGTACCCACTGGACGACCCATGATACCAGAAGTAAAATAGTGAGAGTAAGCAATACCGTCTCTGACCACAACTTCCAAGAAGGGAAAGACTTGCCATCCGAAGTTACTATATCCTAAATCACGTATGCTAATGAGACCATCAAGCTTACGGTCAAGATTAATAGCACGATTGATTCGCTCTTCATGATTGCCTAATGTAAGTATAAGTTCTGGTTTCCACCTCTTACGTCCTCCATTAACTAACTTCTGTTGTTCTTCGAAGATGGGTTGCATCAGGAGACTCATCCCCTCATGCACACTTTCAACATCAGCTTTATATGTCCTACCTTCGAAACTCTTTTTACCCACATCATAACTAGAGAGTGATGGCATGTCTGCCACATCCCCAATTAAGATAATCTTATCAGGTTTCTTATGAGCCAAATACTTACCAATGGCTGACAGATAACTTAAGTCAACCCCTGGTTTAATTTGTAAATCTGGAATCATTGCATGAATCATTAGATAGCCTTTGAACCGTCATCTTCATGTTTGAACTCAACTAGTTTAGTAAACACCAGTTTAACAATTGAAGCACTCACACCACTCTTACCTTTAAATTCCCAAGTGTAAGGGTTGATAGTTACTTCTACCTCAGAACCATTAGATACTTTAGTAGTAGGAGATACTTCTGAACCATCTTCATAGTAGGACTGAATAGGATAGATAGATTTACAAGTGATGTAAGAACCTTTATCTTCACCAGGTTTAGTACCCTCTAAGACACGGATACCTTCCTTAGCTAGAGCTTCAACTGCACCCTTAGATAGGTTACAGAAGTCCACTTGATACTTACCAGACATTTCATTTAAGTGATTTAGGTTAGCCCACATTACATTTGCTTTAATTTTAGTCATTTGTTTTTCCTTTAAGTTTATGTTCGTTCTTATATATTAATCTTCAATTTGTTCTTGAACTATTTCTCCACAATCAGAACATATTAAATCATAAATATCATAGTACTTGAACCAGCCTCGTTTTACTTTATAAGAGTGTGTACTTCCACATTTAGGGCAGGTCATTTCTTTCTCTCCTCTTTCTCTAGCTTTGTCTTTGCTAGATGACATGGTTTACATAAGACTTGTAGATTCTCTGCTTCGCAGAATAGACGTGTGATAAATGTATCCCAGTCTACAAACCCTACCTTCGGGTCTACTACAGGTGCTATGTGGTCTACTTGCACTTCCTTAGCTGGGAACGCTTCTTTGCACGTATAGCACTCATAGTGTTCAGCCATTCTACCTGTTGCTGTATTAACTTTCTTTCCCTTCTTTGCTGCAGATAAGACGTTAAACTTGGGAGGCCAACGCCTAAACCCACCCCGAATAACACTAGTAATAAAACCCTTAACCCTTCCATCAGTCCATCCATTCATTGTTATCCTTTAAGATGTCAAACCGTTTACCCCAGTCGTCATCTAGAGAGCGTAACATCCACAAGAGCTGACCATTCAATCTCATACGTGCATCATCTTTGTAGACAATACGTACAGCATTAAACATATCAACTTCAGTAGGTAAGTGTTGCAAGTATTTAGCAGCACCTACAGGACCAATTCCTTTTACCCCAATGATGTTATCTGAAGCATCCCCAATTAGAAACTGAGAGTAGAAAGTAAGTAGACCTTGTATCTCATTAACAACTGAGAACTCTTTCTTTACAAAGTTGTAATGCTCACCAACCACTTGCTTCAAGTCTTTATCAATGGTACATATGATTGATTCATCAGTTTGATTAATAGCTAGGTAGTCATCAGCTTCCATACCAACTGCAACCTCAGCATTCCATTTAGTTAATAGATGTTCTTTTAACATAGGTAGATGTTTAGGTCTAGGCTTATCAATACGATTAGCCTTGTATTGAGGGTCTAAAGCTTTACGAAAGTTCTCACCACTTGTAATAAAGATACGATGCTCTGTACTAAAGGTTTCATCTAGACAAGATTGAATCATCTCATCAATACGAAACTTAGCGATAGCCTCATCTTCATCTTCAGTAGTGAACCCTACACGGTACATAAAGATGTCACCATCTAGAAGAGCAATAACCTTACGAGCTTTCTTCTTACCAAAAGCTAAGTCATACCCATTCTCAAAGGCTTGGTTAGTAGGTTTACTTACTAACTTATCTCCTGTTATGTCATTACGTCCGCTAGCCATTAGTAAGGTATATCATCAGGAAAGGTATCATCAAATGACACTTGGTCATCTTCAGATGGAGCTAAACCAAAGACATACTCTTCAAAAGCTTTAGCTGTATCTAGTACCACACCTAGTTTAGCACCAGAGCCTAACAGATTAACAGCATGACCTATAGAAGACTGACGTACAATGTACACTTGCTTCTTAGCACGTTCCTCAGATGTTTCATAAGTCGATGTGCTCTTCGGTGTTCCAACGCCAGAACCTATCTTTACAGGTTGTGAACCTCCTGTTACTACAGAAGCTCTAACCCACTTAGGGTAAGCACCATTCTCTACCTCTACCACATCTAGTACATCACCTGACTTGAATGAAAGGAAGCTTGGTAAGAGCTTGTCAAATTCCATAATCTTCTTAGAAGCTATTTGACCTTGTTCATTCTTGTAAGTTAGTTCAGCTGCCTTGTAGGGCTTACCACTTTGGCTTACTAAGCTCTGTAAACTAGATACATCTACAATTGTTATTTGCATACTTTCTCCTTTATAAACAATATTATACCACACATTTCTAATTTCACCTAGTGCTTTTACGCTCATACTTCACTAGATTACCCCAGTCTTTACCTACTTTTACATCAGCTTCCATCGGAATATTAAATTCAACACCAAATAATCTTTGGAAGTTTCTGGGTACTGCTTCAAACACACTAAGTAACATCTCAGCTATGACCTCTGTATGTTCATCAGGAGTGTCTATAATAATTGAGTCATGTACTGTGTTCACTAACTTAACTTCAGGTAGTTGTAAGGCCTTTAAACGAGTATACAGGGCTACTCTAGCTATTGCCATTAAGTCAGAACCGAGACCTTGTACTGGATAGTTCAAGATGGTAGTGCGAGGCCAAACGTTTTCCCCCCTTTTAACTGTTGGTTGATACTCATACTCTCTACCAGTAGGTAATATAAGTTTACCAGTAAGAGTTACATCTTGTACAATTTTAGTATGCCAAGCAGCTAACCCTTTATACTTAGAATAGAACTCATCAATTACCTTTTGCCATTGCTTCTCATTCATCTTACATTCTGCAAAGTTAGGGTCATTAGCATAGGAGTAAGCTGAACCACCATAGATAAGACGGAACACAAAGGTCTTAGCTATTAGTCTAGAAGGCAAATTGAATCGGGTTTGGTTATCCGTATGTTGGTCTACTTTGTTCCATAGCTCAGTATGTGCTGTTTTGTCTTGGCTTAAGAAGGCTGCACAACGCCATTCTAGAGCTGAAGCATCTCCTTCTATTAACATATTACTCCTTCATTAAGTTACCATTACTCTTGATGATTGCTTCTAACAAATTAAACTTTACTTCTGGTTGTAAGAAACGTACAATTACATCAGGACTATACTGGTTAATTAGAGATTGAAACTCATTAATAACAGTGTGAAAGTGAAACTCCTCTTGGTCATCTTCTTGTTGGTAGTTGTACATGTCTTCGTCCTCTTGATTCTGAATGTCTTGCTCTGAGTAATATCCCATTAAGGTAGTTCCTTATAAAAGTTAGTTATTAAGTCTAGTATTTCTAGATAAGATGGGTCATTTGTCCTATGCTGTGTTATATAACTAGCTAATAAACTATTGGTCTCATCATAATCACTTTCTAGTTCTGTATCTACTTTAAATAGTATTTTATACTTCATTTCTGTCATTAGTTAGCCCCTATGTCCTATAAAGTCATCCCCATCCATTTGTGAGTCAACTAAGTCACAAAGTCTTTTTACTTCTTTGTCAAACTCTTTACGTTCTTTAGTACCTTTTTTTGGAAGACAAGAGAAGTCATCTTTATGAGTACTATACTCATCTAATATTTCACCACCAGCCATTAGTAATACCTCGAATAAAATAAATCTTTAATTTGTCCATCAATGTTTTGTAAGTTTGGACGGGAGCTTGATAAGCGACCCGTACGTGCTACACATTGATTTAGTTGCCCATGTAGGTAGTTTACTTGCCATCCATGCTCCTCACGGAGTTTAGGGAAGCCAGCGAAGTAAGTACCCCTTCGTTTTTCTAACGTACTACGAGTTAATATAAAGTCAACAACTTTCTTTGCTTCTTTATTACATTTAAGACTCTTAAGTGTTTGCTCATCTGTAGAGAAGAACCCTTCTTTCTTTAGTTCACTACCTTTAAGTGGAGCTACTAGTTGTGGGAATGTATGATAGTAGTCTACCCACCCTTCCTTATCCTCACCTTTTCTAGTGCCAGTTTTATATACACCAATGACTTGTTTAACAGGGAAGTTAAGAACACCACCGTATAGAAGGGAACTAAGATGGTCACCGCTATTAAAATTGAAACCAACAACGCTACAAGTTCTGTTAAGATTGACATCGATTTCCTCGATTTCCTTTTCCAATATGGTTGCATTCTCTAAACACCTACCTTCATTAAATGTTAAACCATTGAACTCCATCTCTTGTAATACTAGTAGGTCAGAGTTATGTAATGATACAAGCCTTTGTAAGGCATCACTGCATGATGCTACGTGCTCTACTTGTTTTAGATAGACTTGGTGGGTTAGTTGTAAGTCTTGTTCTAGATACTCTTCTAAGATGTCTTTAGGTACGTCAGGTGTATCTATACCCTTATCCCAATACTCTTCTTTAACAACATCTAACTTAGTACCTAACTGATAGTAAGAAGCTACACTATTTAAGCTAGGGTAAGGGTGTTGTTGTTTGGTAAGAATGAAATGAACCAACTGACAATCCCATACTTTCTTTGGCATTGGTAAACCATAACGTCTACACCAATGTAAGTCAAACTTAATGTTAAACCCTACGACAAGTGGAGCCATTTGAATGTCTTCTGCTATGGACTTGAGTTGCCCTCCATAAGGAATATCATTATATTCTATAGGATATAGGCAATGCCAATCCCTCTCTAGGACTCCAACATAACTAAGACTATTTCTTTCATCGAATGGGTCTCCTTTATTACCAATGGTTGTTTCTACGTCCAAGACTAAGCAGCGCATTCACCTTGACCTCCACCATAAATACTACGTTGGTTATTAATAAAGTCTTGAAGAACCCATACGTCTACAAGACCAGAGTTGTTTACTCTAAGGTCTAGTAGGTCTTCTAGGTCACTTAATAATTCAAATACATCTACGTTGTGTGTCATAATGTTTCTCCTGTATCTTCTTTAACTCGATAGAACTTAATGTATTCCCATTCAAGGTCTTTAGCAAACCCAGTAAAGGAACATGCTGTATATGTTTCTACTTCAATTACCGACCACTCATCTTCAGGACACACCTGAGACCCATTATGCTTCTTCCAGGCTGTCGGAGCTTGCTCCTTGCGAACTGTCATAGAGCTCTCCTAATGTTTTTAATTAGTTGTAGTTGGTACTCTAGATAACCATAAGGTTTAATAATAGTAAGTAAGTCAAAAGCTATCTTTAAATTACTCATGTCTTTCCTTTCATTGGTCTTGCATCCCAATATTCAATACACTTTCCATCAACTACTTCAGGTGTTGGATAAAAGTAACTCTGTCTATACTCGCTAGGCGTCGCTAAGAAGCGATAACAGGTTTGTTTAGCTGGGCAATCTTCTCCATGACACATTGCTATATCAGGCATTATTCTTCTCCTTTAACTTAGCTTCAATAGCACGAGCAAATCCCCAAAACATTAATTCTTCCTCACTAGATAATTCTTCAAGTTCATCATCACTCAGCCCTTGCCATTCCTTTGGGTGGGTGTATAGGGCAATGTCT